AAAGTCTCTCATAATATACGGCAATGCCTTATTATCTTTACACCAATCGACTCTTTGCCTAATTGCTGATGGGTGCATATCTGGATGACAATAAACGTAAAATTTCGTTCCCCATTCACGTTTAATATACTTCTTAACTATTTGATACTTTTCTTCTATAATATCTTTATTTTTTATATCGTCAAAAGCAAAGATATATTCACCCATATAATCCATTAATGACAGTAAATAAGCATTATTATCATTAATCAGCCTAATGTCAAGACCTTGATTAAAAGTTAATTTAATATCTTTATCTAAAATCTGTTTAAATATATCCTTGTGTTTATGCCAACCTAAGATATTGTTATCCATAAATATAACTTTCTTATGCTTCACAATCTCATCAACTGTCGAATATTCTCTGATCTTCCCTTCTTTCTTTGGGACAAAGCAAAAATAACAATTCCTGATACATCCTCTTGTAATGAACCCAAATGATTTATCGTTTTCTGGATATATTGAATAATCAGGGGAGAGGCTATCTATCTCTTTCGGCAGTTCCTTATTAATGTCTTCACCTGTCCCCCCCCAACACGACGTTGTTGCAGTTAACGACCTTTAATAATCCTTTATTAGAAGTGAAGATAACTGAAGCATGTACTTCATCGTAATTGGTAGCATCAAATACCAATTGCTTCTTTTTCTTAGAATACGCACTATATTCAGACCTTATTAAATTAACATTATCTCCCTGTTCTTTAAAATGAGTTGATAATTTCATTAAAGCTAAATTTGGTATTTTAGAATCAAAGTCAATTAATGCTATATTCTTCATTTATTTTTCCGCATAGTATTTAACTTCTATATTGTACCTTTCAAACAGCCCAGCTAATTTAACAGTCAGTTTCCCCGACCGAGGATACGGGGGGATTTTCTCTTTTTTATTTTTCAACTTAATAATTTTAACTAATGTGTTATAGCATGTTTTAGTTATCTTCTTAGGTCTCGCCTTTTCAGAAGGATGAATAAAGTTAGTCCTTGAAAATTCTAAATAGTCAGCAAGGTTCCTGAGAATAGTCCAGATAGGAATATTGTATTTGTGCAATCCCATCCTTCTGAAGCTATTTACTACTTTTCCCTCCCAAGAATTGGCGATAGCACTGATGCAACCGCGCAGAATTCCGCCGTTATTTTCCCCGATGACTTGTGACTTTGTACGGTGCTGGTGGTCGGCTACACAGTTCTCTAATGGGACATAAACCCCCAACACCGGGCAAATCCCATTTTGTTCTTCGTGCTTCTTCTTTCTCCATTCTGATAGTTCGGACTGTTTAAGAAGTACTAATTTTTCTTTCATATGATATCAAAATTACATGTTACGTTTTTAGGTGCAAATTTTTTACATACGTCTTCATAAACAGTTACTTCTCCAATATCTACAGATATAGCATAAGGTGTGTATCCGGTTTCTTTTTTAAACTTAGAAACAATTCCAGAAACCGCTTTCAAAATATCAATTTCTAATTCTTCTTTCTTATCTAAAAATTCTTTAATCTCCATTATTTTCTCCTGACTCTTCAAATTCTTCAAACTCTCTAGCTGAATTCCATGCGCTAAGGGCGATTGCCCATTCTTTTGGGGATAAATTAGGGTACTTAGTCCCTTGCCAATCGGATATCGTCATCCATTTTGGGATTAAAGAACATGCTGGCTTTTCTTCACTTCCAGATGTTTCTTCTAATTCAATATCCATGTCACAAGCACCATCTTCAATCTCAGCTTCTTCTAAATGGGTATTGTATTCTTCAAAGGGAATAGCATACCATTTTCCCTCTTGAACCAAAAGTACCCAATATTTATCTTTCTTCTTACCTTCTCCTCTTTCTAATTTTAGAACAATCTGGTCATAACTCTTACAATGTATTTCGCAAGCCTTTTTCGTTTCTGGATCTAAACATGAAATTGAAATCATAGTATCCTTAATTATTGCATTGGCAAGTTACTGTATTTGGTGAATGGACTCTTTGACACCTTGGACAAATCCAGCCGTAAATAAATCTCGGGAATGTCTGGAAGATGGGCTCTTCTTTCCTATTTTTTGCTATTTCATTCTGGCATATTTCGCTACTGCAATATGGTCTATTTGGGTTCCAACCACAAAAACACATACTAATTCTCCTTAATTAACTTATTTATCCTTTACAAAATTATTAGACCATAACTTTAAAGTGTCGTCTTTCATTAATGATCTGAATTCGTACTTCTCGCACATTTCAGTAAAGGCACTATACACAAAATTCTCCTTGAAGTCAATATCAAATTCTTTTACGCCATCTAATGGAAGTGATACAAGTGGGAAATTTCTGTCGAAAATAACCTTCCCTTCTTTGGAGGTGAATTGCTTATAAATTTTCCAGTGACTAGGCAATTCTCCTTTTACATATTTTAAAGCAGATCCCACTGGATAGCCACCTGTAATGCTAGGTACAGAATCTGAAAGGCACCCTCCGTAACTTTTTACTTGAACCCATTGATCTGGGGTGATGCCATATTCTTTGACAAAATCACTTTTAGTATAAAAAGTTTTCTCTTTCATGTTGTACATACTACAGTTATCAAGTAGCTGGTAGTAATCTTCGTCTGTAGAAATTACAATAATCTCACATTGCCCCCCATAAGCGAAACAAAGGTCAGCGATAATATCGTCTGATTCATAGGAGTAATCTTCAAAGATATTCTTGAACCCAAGAGAAGGTAATACGTCCGTTTTCAAATGATTGAATTGCTCAAAGGCCAGTTTAAACATTGCTTGTTCTTGTGGCGTTTTCTCTTTAACCTTATCATTACGCTTCTTTTTATAATCAGGAAACATCTCTTTGCGTTTACTGTGTTTAGAATCAAAGACGAATACAAAATTGCTGGTGTTGAATGTTTTAGAAAGAGAAAGAACTTTTCTAATGAACCCAAAAATAATGTGAGTTTCTTGGTCGGACGTTGAGAGGTCGGGCATTGAGAACACGAGCTGGTAAAATAATGTACTGGTGTCTACTAGGATTACCTTTTTCATTAGATAGCCTGATTAAATTGTAATTCTGGAAAGTTAAGGGGTAATGGGATGTTGTTTTTAATACAAAATATATCTCGTGCTATTGCTGCTTGTTTGGCGGTGGAGAAATTACTATCAAAAATTCTTTTCTTTTTGTAATTTACATACCCTCTATAAAATCCAACTCTTTTATCGTAACAGACACCTCGATATCCAGAATTGTTAGCAACATTTATTAGTCTGGTATTGCAATTATTTTCTTGGTGAGTTACAATTCTACAATTTAACGGTTCATAATTACCATTATTATTTATCCTATCAATGCTTAATCCCTTCTTCCATCCATTTCCAATACACCAATCATAAAACAGTTTAAATTCATTTAACCATTCATCACAAATAATTATGCCTCTGCCACCCCAATGCTCGAATCCGTGACTCTTAGGATTATAACATCTACCTTTAATGTTTCTCCATGTCTTATGTAATGGGTGTCCCGATAACCCATGAGTCGTATTACATTCGCTAACTTTTGTCTTTTGGAAACAATTACAACTTTCAATCTTACCGGATATAACTCCATCTAATCTGATTTCTTTTTCTTTCCCACAATCACATTTACATAATACATATATCCGTCTCCCTCTTTTAGGAGCGACGGATATAATAGTGAGCATGTTAAATTTTTGCCCGATTATTTCTCCCATCCTAAAACCTCCGCTTTGCCCTCCGCTCTGTAACGAACATCCCTTGAACTTCTTCCCACTTATCAATCACCATTTCTTTAATCTGGTCTTGATACCCTTTCTCTTCAATGTATTCGATTGCTTTTTCAATAGTAGCAACTTCTGAATCAATGCAATTGTATTTTGTTTCGCCTGTGATTTCTTTTAGATATTGAAGATTTTCACGAAGATCATCCATTCCATATCCAAAAATAATGGAATATGGCGCTTCGCCGTAAGGATCTCCGACACTACTCTTTTTAATTTGCGCCTTTGCCTTTATGCCACGCTTCTTCTCTACTGTCTGTGATCCAACTTTTTTAGTTGACTTAATATACTTATTCGTCATCTGTGGTGAAACACGAATCCGAACAGACGAATAATAAGGAACTGCTTTCCCACCTGGAGTAGTTACACCAGTTGGGCTTTCACGCTCTTGATTGGTTAAAACGACAATCCAATTCTCATTTGCAATCTTTCGGCAGGTTTTACGCATCCATTCGCTGAACTCTTTAGCCCTACGCATCCCCATTTTATCTTCGTCTTCCATCTCCATAGAGGTTGAGAGGGCTGCTAGGCTATCTCCAGCGAAGACGCAAATAGCATCTTTCTTTTCCGGCTGAGGCTTCCAATTCCAAATTTCACCAAACATCTCAGGAACAGTGTCTGGACGGGAATACCTTGATTTGTCAATTTGTAATCCATAAATTTTAGCATATTCTTTGTCCAACCGAGCCTCAGGATCTGCAATCTTGTAGTCACCGCCCTTTGCTTTAGCTGCTGCACAAATTTCTGCAAGGATACTTGTTTTACCTGCACCACTCGGCCCGAACACTTCCACAATAATCCCAGAGGGTAGCCCCCCACCCCGGATTCTACTGCCGGAAATTTCTAAGTCAAGTAATGTTGAGCCAGTAGAAATTGTACCATTATCAAATAATCCCTCCACCTCTTCCATCTCAACAGGCGCATCGATACTGTCCTTAATCTTATTAGCTAATTCATCGGATATTTTCTTAGGTCTACCAGCCATTTATTCCTCCTCCCTGATACTGTCCATTGCGTCTTCGTACCCTTCCCAACTATCTACGCCATATTCCATTAAGGCATCCAGCATCAATTCAGAATGAAGGAGTTCATCATATCGGTCACTATTTATTGTAACAGTATTCACTTCAACTCTCCTTCTTCAAGTAAACGCCTTTCTTTTCACTATTCCAGAAGCGTTTGCCTTTTAGGTAGTGCTTAGTATAAGCCGCTTCCGCTCTTAGGTTCAAGCGGTACTCTTCAGAGGTTTCTTCTTCTTTACGCTGCCGATTCATCAGATCCTCCAAGCGTCATCCCAAGCGCCTCCTGTAAGATTAACCCAATCTGGTCATTCTCTTCACCAAGGTCAGTAATCTTATTAGTTGCTACACTCTTTGCAATCTTCACTAATACCTTCTTATCAATATTATTTACTTTAGCGTTCTGGTCGTTCTGCATTAGTGTATCATAAGCAGCATCAACTACAATTTTGCAATCTTCTTTAGCCAGTTCAAGAGTCTCGATAGCTTGCACCATCTGGTGGAGGCAGTTTTTAATTTGTTCCATTTTGTTTCCTTTTGTTGGTTAGATTACATTTGAGGTCCAGAAGGCGAAGGGCCACTGGTAAATGATTTATTGATATTAAATAACACAGCTTCTCCCTTCACTAATTGCAACCTACTTTCATCAATCCATTCCCACGCAGGGATAGAACCATCTGTGTTTAGTCTTTGCTGCTGAATGCCATAATGCAAACAGCCAGTGGCATACTGTGCGACCACCATAACAATCCCTTCTACTCCTGTTACATTATCTCGCAACAAGTCTCCATTGTTAAATTTATGTTCTCTCATTTCATTTTCCTTTGTTTAAGTAATATGACTGGACAGGATTTAAACCTTGTAATACCGACATCCTCTTATTAACCACTGTTGCTAATTAACTATGTCGTTTGCCCATATGGACTTTCAGCGTCTGCCTATTCCGCCACCAGTCATAAGTTTTAAAATTGGATCACGGCAGAGATTCGAACTCTGGTACTTCAACCTGTTTGATTAACGCTGAACCTAACCCAGCTCCCGTGATTTTAAATTTGGTGGATGGTAGAGGACTCGAACCTCCTGGGGATTTCTCCCTTGGCTTTACAGGCCAACCCGCTGCCCGTTACGGGTTTACCCATCCAAATTCCAATTACTCTTTCAGTGTGCGCCTACGTTTAGGAGCCTCCTGTACTTCTACTTCCTCCTCTTCTACCTCCGGCTCCGGCTCAGGTTCCGGCTCCAACTCATTCGCGCTTTCCGCAACGTCCTTACAATACATCTTGACTTTACATTTATCACATTCCTCATACTTGTCATAATCGTCACCGAAATCAGCATCAATCGGGCAAGTAATTTCTCCAGTATTAGTATTTACTCCTTTATCTTCCTGTACCGGCTTAGGGCTGCGCCGACTTACCAGAGGGACATCATTTTCCATCGGCTGGCTATCGGTGACATGTGGCTTCTTAGCCGCTCCCATAATTAGTTGAATTTCTTCGTAAGAGTGAAGAGTAATCAACTGGTCAAGCTGCTGTGCTGTTTCAATTTCCTCATCCGAAATAACGTACTTCCTGTCCTCGAAAGTAGGAGGTGACACTTCCCAGTTATCATTAGGGAGTTTCTTTAGGTTCATCCAAATCGTTTTCCCCTCATCTGGATCAGGATAAGCAATCAAACCACCACCTCTGGGGCGTTTTGCCACTTCCTGCAATTTCTTTTCAAAGAAGAAGTGAGCGTTCTCAAGAATCTGAATACCCTTCTTTTCTTCCTTCTCATCACTCCGGGAAATAGCATTATAAATTACTCGGCGAGAAGGCCATAGTTCAGAATGTTCTTTCTTGAATTTATTATATTCAGCAGCTTCCATACTACCTGCTTCTGCCAGAACTTCAATACGCTTCTCACATACAGGACAAGGCTGGCTGTAGTTCTTCAATGGGCATACTACCGGCTTCTTACAGGCACCTACTCCTCGGTGAACCCAAATATCAAGAAGGTAAGTCAAATCACCTTCATTAATATTATAACCATTGGTAGGATAATTATCCCCTGCAATAAATGGAATAATATCAAACCCGATCTCAAGGCCAGGTTCAGGCTGGGGCTTGATAATCCACTGGTTGACCCCTTCTGGAACATTGAAATAGGATTCGTAGTCGTTCAAACCACGGTCCTTTGCCTTGTTCTGCTCCTCAAGGCGTTTCTGTAGTTGATTCTTCATTGCTTTTCGATCAATTGCCATTCTTATTCTCCCTTAATTAGTTACTTTGTTGATGTTCAATTTGATATGATAATTTAAAATATGCCATTTCCATTTGATCCATTTTCATAATTAGTCCTTCTGAACAGAAGCCTTCCGCCATTCCTTAAACATTGAAGCAATAGCAAGGCTACTCTTCCGACTCCGTGCCCCGGATGCCATGTTACCTTTCTCTGCCCGCTTAGTCGCTTCACTATTAAAAATAGCCATTTCGTCCTGAATCTTTACCAACATCTCATTAAGATTTTCCATTTTGAGTCTCCTGTGTGTTTGTGTTAGATACGTTAGCTGCGCCAGTAATAAGATCAGTTAGTGTTTTGCCTGATTTTAATTGATTGCTGATTGAATCGTAAACCAATTTTTGATTAAAATAGATAGCATATTTCGTTGTGTAGTAATACTTGATAATTATTTTAAAAATAAATGGAATTACACCTAAAACGATAATTCCCGCCAATGCCCAGAGTCCAAATAATGAAAGTGCTTCTGTCAATTTTTTAAAGTCCTCCTTCTCAATTTAAGATTCAATTCCTGTGTTACATTTTGTTCTTCTTTCCCATCAGACCCTCCTGAATTTTTAGTTGTGAAATACTGTGCTGCGAACATTTTGTAAAGTAAGTCGATTTGCTTACTTTTGTCAAGTAGCTGGTAATGAAAATTTAAAAAAAGATCGGCATTTGTTTTAGCATCTGCATATTCTTCTCTTTTGTTTTTTAATTCATTAAACATTTCAATATATTCAGGCAGATCATAAGTGTATGCCTCCGCTGCTTTATCGGTTAATGCTTTATCAAATCCTCCAATAGTCGGGTCTTTCTTAATCCGAGCAAATTGCTGAAGCCTAAAAACCTTTAAAGAATCCTCTAAATTCTTAACTTGAGCTTCAAGGTGGTTAACTGTTCTTGAATGATTATGCCATTCTTGATCATATAAGAAAATCAAGTGTGACATATTAGCTGCCTCTTCGTCAAGGCTGAATTTATTTATTTTAATATCTTCAGACGGGTTAAGGTTCATTTGGGTTATCCTTACATTTTAATTTAGCTAATCTACCTGTGCTACATTCGTCTTTGTGTCCATATTCAAAAGGACATTCTCTGCATAATATAATCCCATTTACTGGGTCCAGTGCGTAACCTGGCATCAGTTTCTTGGGTTCGATGTGATGGGCGGCTAGTGGATTTTCTGGGATTTTTTCCTTATCACAGATTTCACAACGATTTGTCCCAATTTCATCTCTTTGGTTCTGAAAGCATTTATCCGACCAAATATATAGTTCATATTGTGTAGGTTGATTAGAGTTGTCTTTCTTTTCAAATGGATCAGATTTTAAATTATATAACGAACAATTATGTTTGCATTCTCCTGAACAATAGAAATAATTTTGCACAAGCCCAATTGGCTTCTCTATGGAAGATATTCTATCATATAATTGACTGTTTGTTGGTGGGAGCCATTTGTCACACTTCTTGCATTTAACTAAAATACCGTAACCATTTGGATCGTCCATTATCTCTTCAACTTTGCAAAAGAATGGATGCTTTTCTTCGAAGTCTTTCTTTTTAAAAGTACATCTTTCTTTTTGCACCTCTGATTTATAGCACCCACAAGAATTTGTATCTCCTTTCTTTAGACTTCCTAACGCATATTCTTTTATATTCTCATCGCAGGAGCATTGAGCCGATACCTTTCTTTTATAGTAAGAATTTACGCCCAAATCCTCAATAACAGTTAATCTACCATATGTCTTACCAATTACATCTTCTCTTTTATTAATTTGTATTTCTGATTTATAACACCCACAAGATGTAGTAACGCCAATTCTCAGCGAGTTTAAAAGATAAGTTCTAATGTTTCCATCATGAGAGCAAATTGCCTCTACTTGTCTACGACCCCATTTATTTTGTTCAACTTCTTTAATTATTGTCAACCTGCCATAAATATCGCCAGGATTAATTTCAATTCTATTCCCCACTATTCCTCCTTTTCTACATATCCTCCACTGTAGATCTTAAGTAACTTTGCTACTGGTACAGGAATCTCTTTCTCGTTTCTAATGTATCCATGAATTGTGCGTTCCCCTACGCCAAGTCGTTTTGCCAATTCTCTCTTACTCCAACCCATTTTAACCCTAATTTTGTCCAATTCTAAATAATCCATTTAATCCTCCTTTAGTACCTTATCGGCATAATGTAAGAAATACTTTAACTTTATTTTATATATTTAGCAGAATAATTCCAATTCCCTGCACCTCTTGCACCACCTGATACTACTTCTGAAATGTCAAATGGCGCATCGAGAACAGCCTGTAAGAGAATACTATAATCACTAATCGCCCGACTGCCAGCTATAATCGTGATCAATCCAAACATTCCTTAATTTTCTTTACTAAAATATCATGTTCGTTTTCTGGTTGTCTACGGAAGCCATCGGTTAAATGGCTTGCCCCTGCTGTCGCTTCGACGTAAGGGAGTGCTTGCTGGAGTAGAGGCAGAAAGTAATCACAGGCTTCTTTGAAGCCTTTACTGAACAATGGATTAACCCCTGAAATATATCCTGATCCGTGTCCATCATGCCAATCTATCCATATGTCTATCATGATTTTTTGTAGATTATCGTTCATTTTAGTTCCTTAAGGGAATTAGCAAAATCTTTATCTACCCTAACACAAGTAAAAATCGGCAGGAACAACGATTTAATTGGGTCGTTTTCCTTACTTATAATTTCATTGTATTTTACTTCAATAACCTTATTGAGATATTCACTGGGGTCTTTTAATCTATCAGCATCCGTTAGTCCACTTCCACAATTCGTCTTTAGCCCACCGCACGATGTCACCAGGACTAACGAGCCAATCATATTAGGATTTTTAGAATGTGGCTCTACCCCAATACATTCTAAATCTGCGGAAAGTTCAGCCTTTAATTTTATTTGAGTTTTTAGACGTTTATTCTCCCAGATACCATTTTTATCTTTTACAATAACACCCTCGCGTCCCATACTTAAATATCGATTAAATATAACAGTGGCTTCATCCCAAGAATTGACGGTGTAATTATCGACAAGATGAATTTTATCGAAACCTGTGACTCTTTCTTCTAATTCAGAAAACCTATAATTGTAAGGATACAGGCATTTCTCATTAATAAAATCATCATAAGGGATCATGTCCCACAGAACAACATGAACCAGTTTCGCTTCTTCATCGGTGATGGTATTTTTGATCGCCTTATTAAGAATCCCAGCACTGACTTTTCTCGGGAGCAGAACATCTTTATCAATGCAAATTGCTTCCCCATCAAAAACCACATTCATCCCATCGGCCAATTTCAGAAAATCTTGAACTAAATTATCTAAAAGGTCGATTTCTTTTCCGTTCCTGGTTCGGTATTGGACTTCACCATCTTTAACGATTGCATTGATCCGTATTGAATCTTCCTTGCACTGGACAAAAAATGGAGGGGTAATATGTTTTCGGCTCTTTTCTGAATTCCTTTCGCACAAAGCTACTGGAAAAGTTTTAATTAGATTTGGAGTCATTTTATTGATGCTCTTATAATCACATCCACAATTAGGGTCTTTCTTGATAATCCGCTCAATAAGGTCAGCATTTTCAGGGGAGACACAAGACAACACCTGTTGGAGATACTCAATTCCAGTATTGCCTGTATAGGTTCTGTCTGATAAAGAAGATAAACTATACATCGCCCATTGCAATGATTGGTCTTCTTCGTGCTGGTATTCAGGAATTTTCTTAATCCCAAATATGACTTCTGGTGAAAGAGCCAACCTAAAGAACTCGTTTAATTCTTTGTTGTCTTTATTCTGTTTAAGAATTTCGATCTTCTTGTTGGTAGAAGGCTCATTTTGGAGTATATTTATAATTTCGTGTGTTTGCATTATCGTCCTCAAGTTTTAACAATCGTCATATATGTGCTAGTGAAAGGCATCTTGCACCCATGGCAAAGACTATCCCCGAAAATATGTGCAACCTCCCAAAGTTCCTTAGTGAGCGTGCCTTGATCCTCAATTTTAATATAGCTTGGAACTTCCATATTCAAATCAGAGTAATATTTTTTCAATAGCCACCAACCGTATTCAGTTGGCTTAACTGTTACGATATCATTCCAGTTAATTTTCATGCCGATCCTCCTGCCGATGTTTATTTAATTATGTCTGGTAGTTGTAGTGGTTAATCTTGGTTGGGTTGCCGGTAATAGTTCATCATAACAGTCTTATATTGAACTATTAACTTAATAATTACGCCTTAATGGTCTTATTTCGAGCTATTAACCTTCACCCATATTTAATATCATTAAAATTCTGGCCTGGTTTAAAATCGTATATCCATGCTTCTATAATACTAATTCTCTCTTCGATTGTCAAGGATTTTAAACCTAATAAGTGTTGCGCCCGTTTATTTTGTGCAATTTTGGCTCGGCAGGAATTGCAGACTTGATTAATTCCTAACCCCGTGACACATTCATCTTTTGTTTCGTGGCATTCTTTACAGATAAAAGTAGTTACAAGAGCCATATTATTCCTCATTAATTTGCATTAAATCATATACCATCTTATTACAAATATCAACTACTACTCTGATATCTCCAGATAACGAAGCGTGCCTTATTTTATACAATTCCTGGATGATTTCTCCATAAAAATGGTGAAGCATATTTTTAACAGCCGCTTCTTTAGCATATGGATACTCTTGTCTGTTTGCCCAAAATTGTGTTCTTATTTCCCCTTTAATAATGTATTCTTCTCTTTCTCCAAATCCACAAGGGAAATTTTTCCCTGTTTTGACAGTATCAAAATAAACAAATGGAGTATAATCAAAAGTTCTATAATTATAGGTATTTTTTATTTTAATAAAATTAGTTAGATTTTTCATTAGTATCCCCTTTAATTAAACTTTCAATACAGTCTGCGGACTCCTCCAATAAATCGGAGATCCTGTCAGGCTCATTATTTTGAACGGATTTCCGTGTCGTGATTGACCGCCTGATTTCTGCTCGCTTTCTTAGTCTAAAGATTAAGTCTTGCATTATAGTCCCTCACGAGGTTCTACTCTAACTGATATATCAGAATCATTACTACATTGACTGATATAATGTTTAGTGAATATAATTTTATATTCTAATGCCGGAGACTCGTCTGGGATTGGTTCAAAATATGGAGAATACCCAATGTATTCATAAATACCTACGGATTTAAGATATTCTACACCAACTGGGGTAAACTTAATCCTGTTAAAGAAGTCTGGGATATGCCCTTCACTAATAACTTTTTCATCGCAAAAAATTTTTCCTATTCGCTCCATATTATTCCACATCTTCAGTTTTGATTTTACCGCATTTAAGGCAGGTATATTCAAGCCAATTTTCTTGATCATAAAATCCAATGTTATAGAATCTTTCAATCGGGCTTGACCATTTGTGACCAATGAAGAAACATTTAATTCTTTTTAGGAGTTTCATTATTCACCTTATCATAAATAATTTTTCTGTTCTCTTTGGCCTTGTTTTACTATCGCCAACCGATAACCCCATTTGCGATTGCATTTCTTTTACGCATTCAAAATCATCCGGTGCTTCATATTCACTAATTACAACGGCATTATTCTTCGACCATTCTCGCATTACATTCCAGAATTTATTATGATCAAATCCGCTGAACGCTCCATAATTAGTTGTATTTTGGTATGGAGGATCGCAATAAATCAACATTCCCTCTGGATCAACATTATCGTACATATCCCAGAAAAAGTCAACATCTTTTATTAAGGGTAGTTGTTTTAGTAAACTTCTTTGCGTGGTGCCAGCATAACAAGTTTTGCCGTCTGACCTAGCGTAACCGCCGAACCATTTACCTGCGAATGAACAACCGAATCCACAGAACGCTGTCATAGGGTCATCTTCTGGTTTATTTTTCTGGTAGTGTTTGTATTCTTCTTCCGTTACAAAATCAGGCGGTATCCAGCCATCTTGTAATGCTTGATACATAGAGATTAAAGATTTGTTCCCGTCACTAGCAAATCTTTTACCTTTAATCTCTTGTAAAACCCACCCCCCCGCAGAATGGTTCGTAGTATGTCTGGTTATCTTTTCTTACTGATTCAAGAAAAGTAGCAATTTGTTTCCTGATTTTAGATTTTCCGCCTAAGTATCGCATTGTGTCCTTTTAATTAATTACACGAAACCACCGCATCGCTCAAGGCACGAGACGTAGTTTTTAATAGCATGTTTGAAAGGTTTCTCAAAGTCTTCTGGCTTCCAAGTGGACCAACCCGGCGGGATCGCCCAGCAAACCCAACAGCTATTTTCTTCGTTCCATTCGGTGGTTCCATTCAATCTAATAATTCCTTTATTGTCTCCCTTGAAAAATCCAACAGCCGTATTTCCTATGGCGAGAACTATTCTACATGATTCTAATTCTTTTTTAAGGTGCTTTTCACTGCATTTCTTAATAATGCTCATTGGAGGCTTTTTCGTCGGGCACTTTACTACGTGCGTTTTCAGAAAGTCCGATTCTTCGAAGCCGTATTTCTGGAGAGAGTTCCATAAAATTTTTCCGTCACGGCTATCAAACGGCTTATTTGAACGCATTTCATCTTGATTTGGATTTTCCCCAATTATTACCACATTAAATTTTCCTATTCTCGGCGCTAATGGATGTTTACATTTCCCTCTCAATTCGCACTCACAGCATTGCATCAAATCTGAATCTTTGCCAGATTCAGATATTTCCCTGCCATGGCTCTCCCCGATGACATCGCCAACTAACCAATTGGATAGATTTATATTTTCCCTCTTGCCAATTAAATTATATAAGTTGGCGTACTTCACGAATGGGTTCAAAACAATCCCCAAGTCGAGAAAATAGTTATCGATATTTTGGGTTGGGGGATCTGATTCTTCGTTAAAAGCTCCAATGTCATTTAAGATTGTCAAGAGCTTCCCCTTCAATGCCGGTTTCTCCTTTGTGAAGAATCCCGGTTTAAGGGAGTCTTGGTATTGTTGTATAGTTTTTATAGCGGCTGGCCCTAACCCCTTCACCTCCGAGAAAGGTATTCTGAGCGTTTTTTTGGAAGCATCCGCTATCCAGTTTGAAGCGTGACTGGAAGCGAGGAGTGGTGGGCAGACCTTTAAACCCAGACGAGTTGCTTCCTTGAGCAGGGCTGGTTTTTCGGCTTCACCACCATGGGTTAATGAGGCGCAGATGAACTCTGAGGGAAAATTTTCCCTTAAATAACAACAATCGTATCCTATCTTGGCGTAGGCTACTGCGTGGTTCTTAGAGAAAGCATATTCCGCGAATTTCAACAACTCATCCCAGAACGATAATGCTTCTTGTTCTGTAAAATATCCAGTAGTTTTGACACCTTTAAGAAACTGTTCCAGATAGGGGAGGAAAAATTCTTTATCGCGCTTCTTTCCTATTACTTTACGAATTTTATCAGCGACTTCTTCTGATAGTCCTGCAATTTTAGTAAAGATTTCAAGAATTTGTTCCTGATAAATCAGCTCAGAATATGTTTCTTTAGTTATCTCTTCATAAATTTCGTGCTTCTTTTCCCATGTTCCACTTTTCTTATTATTTATATATCTTTGCGTGATGCCACTATTCATAGGACCAGGGCGCACGAGAGCCAAGGCAGCTACCATTTCTTGAAATGATGAAATGACCATATCTTTAGATAGGCGAGACATCGACCACGTGTTGAACTGAAAGATGCCTGTGCAATTTGAATTTGATAACTGTTTAAATATATTTTTATCATCTAATGGTATTTTATTAAGATCAATTTTTATTCCTTTATTTTCTTCTATTAAATTCAGACAATGATTTATGACTGTGAGATTACTTAATCCGAGTACATCTAATTTCAAAAGCCCTGCGTACTCTGCATCTTCCATATCAAGACCAATAACTAAATGCCCATTTCTTTCTGCTAAGTTGGCCCTTGTTCCTAAAGTCAAATCTTCACTTGAAATGATCTGCGCGGCTGCATGGCGTCCATATGCTCTGTATTGACCACGTAATTTTTGAGAGAACTTTATCACCAGTGGAAATTTGTTATTAAAATCAATACCTTCCTGTGTTCCTAAAGAAGTTTCAAGATCTATCATATTCTTCGTAAAATTATTTACTTCTTGGAACGGAATATCAAAAACCTTTGCAACATCTTTAATTGCCGATTTTTCCTCAATACGAAGAAATGTCGTTACACCTGCGATATTGTTCTCTCCGTATAAAAGTTGGAGCCTTTTTGAAATATCTTCTCTTTTATTATCCGGGAAATCGACATCGATATCAGGTGGGTTGTATTTAGAACGCCCGTTATTCAAGAACCTAGAGAAATTAGTTTTATGTACTAATGGGTCAATATCGGTAATATTCAGGAGAAAGGCAATAGTCGAGCCAGATACAGACCCGCGCCCTGGCCCTACGAGAATACCTGATTCCTTGGCCCATACTACCAAATCGGTTACTATTAAAAAGTACCTTATAAAATTCTTTTCTTTTATTAATTCATATTCTTTTTCTACTTGTTCCTTATATTCTGGATGATTATCTAATTCATCGTTGAATCTTCGTTTGAATCCATCTTTAATTAATTTATTAAATACTTCTATTTCATCTTGACCTTTGTATTGAGGCGGAATAGGCAAAGATATTTCTTTTTGCTCAATCCTAAAGTCTTTGCATTTTTCTACAACTTCCATGGTGGATGCAATAGCTTGTTTGATTTCTGGATCAGTCAGAATTCCTTGCTTTTTAAATTCATTAATAAAATAATCTTTATCGCACATGAACAGGTTTTGAATGTCAAAGCGCCATCTCGTAGGATCGTCGAGTTTCCGCTTAGTCTGGCAACAGAGAAGGATATCATGGACCTCATAATCATTAGGCTCAATATAGTGACTGTCGTGAGTTCCCAATAACTTAACTCCATATTTTTCATGCAGGTCAAGACAGAGATTTACATGGTCTTCATTTATCTGATATTGGTGTGGCATTACTTCTAAATAAAGATCATCACCAATTTTATCGTGAAGTTTTTTAAAGAAATCAATCCCACCTTCTAAATTAAGGAATGAAGCGGCACATGCTGTGCCGATCACTAGACCTTCTGCGTGATCCAAGAGCATCTGATAGCCAATCCTTGGTCGTCTGTAAAAGTAATGGAGATTTGCTTGTGAAAGCATTTTTAAGACATTAGAAAATCCACGGGTATCCTTAATCCATATAGTCAAATGGCCCCGTTTTTCGTCTTTATTTTTTATTTCTGGATCAGGGACACAGTACATCTCCACCCCTGCAATCGGTGTAATCCCATATTTCTCGCAAGCTCGTTGATGTTTGACCAAACCTTCCACAGTCCCGTGGTTGGAAATTCCAAGGAATTGAAACCCCCGTTCGCTTGCATACTTTGCACAGTCTTCTGGCAATCCGTACCCATCGAGAAGGCTGAAGCTATCGTGACGATGGAGTAAACAGAAATTTTTATTTATCGACATACTTACCTTAATATCCAATAGTTTTAAAATCAACCATCACACGCCTCAATGCGTAGTTGGTTGATTATGAACAACAGGAATAATCCCAGCGTCCTCTTCCTGCTTCTTAAGAATCCTGCAATGCGTATCAAAACTAACGCAAGTAAGTTGAATTCTCCCATTGCACTCAAGACACGGAAACTGGACATCATCGTCATCAGGATCGCACTTTTCACAAGTGCATTTCATCTTTGTTTCAGTCGAATAAAAGGCCGTACATGTATCGCATTTGTACATATACACCTTTTTTCTTCTGGTTTTAAGCGAGTATCCTTCGGACTTTTCTATCTCTTCGAGATCCTTTTCCATAATCTTATGGACTTCATAATCTTTCTTCGCTTCTTTATCCTTCCACTTCCCCTTCTCGAACCATTCTTCCTTGATCATTTTAGCGTGAATTCTAAAATAGTCAGCGGCTAATTTAATTGTGCTTTTCATTTCAATTCCTCTCTGGTGGATCTGGTAAATACATCCAGTGTGTTACTTCATCATCGGTTGGGCCACGCTCTATACATTTGTCTTTAAAATTACCATAATACAATTCTTGAAATTCAAAATCTAATTCTGAATTTTTAAACATCTGTTTCTTTTTACCATCCCGATCAAATGTAGAACCATAAAAAGATTCATGGATAGAATAACCACCACCTGAATTGCATTCCTCGAAAACAGGATCAAATTCAGCTATTAAAACCTGAACGCCATATTTGCCCTTTGGGATTTCTGGTAATCCATCTTTTACGCTAATCCATTTCATTAATCCCACCCCGCAATACGTCTAATTTCTTTTACGATACGACAGTGTTCTTGATACTCAATCTCGGATTCTCGATCATCCCACTCCCCTTCGAAAGTATTGCAATCATAAAGTGATTCGGCATAATTACTGATAATTCTTGCTGCATGTAGGATGTGGAGCTTGTCTGTTTCGTTCATTTTATTATCCTTTGATGTTGATTAATTGTTAACTACTTCTTCACTATAATAATTATCAATCTAAATGTCAAACAAAAATAGCGCAACACTTATAAAATGTAACGCTATTTAACTCAGTGCGGGATTTATTTTACACCATCGGTTCAGCACCTAATTCTCTTGCTTTTTTAAGCCAATTTTTCTTCCACTTTATTCGTAATGGTGTTTCTGCTTTCCATACTTCAATAATCTCATAACATCCGTCCACGAGGGATAGCAAAGCGTCATCGTTTGCCCTTGTATTCCAAGCCGTAATTGCTTCCTTTTCTGAATTGAATAATCCGAACCCTAAGCAGAAAATTACACCAGCGCAACCTCTCGTCCTGCACGATACATGATAAACAGTCGTCCCTAAGTAATCACTGGTGCAGATTATCGCATTACTTTCCCCACAGAACGGGCAAGGTTTAATTTTCATTATTCCCCTTCTTCAAATTCTTTAATCAATAGCCTTGAGACCTCAAGCACCTTCTCTAATTCTTCAATATCCAACCGGATACTTTCGCTGCCATCTTGAGATAGAAGAATAAACGGGCCTGCCGCTTCATCTTCTATCTGAACATGCGTTACCCCTTCACCGAAAATTGGGTTAACTCCTTTAAGATGAATAGAAAAGGCGATTGGGGTGATTTTGTATTCTGGGTTATTCATATTAGTTTCCTTTAGTTCTCAATCCAGCCTTTAGTATCTTCGTCCATACCTTCTTCACCGGCGTCATTGAATGGACATCCACCAAATGTAAGGCAAGATAAAGAAAATGAACTTTCTGATTCGCATTCGGGGCAAGAGAAATCATCTTCGGACTCGCACCCGCATTCGCACTTTAGGGGCATCTCATGTTCTTCGGCATATTCACATTTATCACAACGATATACGAATGTTTTAATTTTCTTGTTTTCGAGCAAATTAGTTCTCCTTAAGATTTGATTTGTGGCACGAGCGGAAGGAATCGGACCTTCCCAATCGGATTTGGAGTCCAATTCGCCAACCTTGGAACATTCGCCCGTATTAAATTATTTTCAAGTCCATAAATTTTGAAAATACTTTCCCATAAGCCTACACCCATTCTGAATCCTATCAGCGTAAATTTTGTACCCTACTGAATTAAAAACATGGGTATCGTTTTCTCCTCTGACCATTTCTGACATACCAGAATTATCTTTACATTTTTCAAATTTAAAATCACTCACCCCTGAATGGAATTGACTCTCCCAGTCAGAATCTGGTTGCAAATTGGTAAAACTCCAAATCATTTCATCTAATACCCAATCCCATCTCTGGAACCATAACGAATCAGTATCATGTTCATTTTCTTTCAGAGGGGCATTGGTTGATTTTAATTCATCTGGTACATCTTCGTCATCAACAAATGGAGCACCGTGCTTATCTTCCTTAATCATTTTAAGACCGGGAAGTATTAAAATAGCAAGGGTGCTGTCAAAATTCCAAATGTCGTAATCGTGAATTTTAATATTGCGTTTGCGTTTGGAGTATATCCATTCACAGAATTTCGTAAGCCGCGAATCTTCACCTGTTTTAGTTTCCGATAACCATGTTCCAAAATCGTGAACATAATCGGGCTTTTCTCCATCCTTGTCTTTTTTAGCCCAGAAACATAATATTTCCGCTATTTGATAGCACCCAATGAAATTTTTGCATTTCCCTATTTTTACGCGCATTTAATCTCCTTCTCATCTCCGCTGTATTTTAAAATTACTTCTGAAAGTTCATAACACATTCTACCAACCCACTGCCTATCTTCCTCGTCGTTTAATTGTAATCCAACTCCGTGACCCGTTTTATACATATTGGAAATCAGTGAATAAGCAAAGTCGTCAGAATCTATATTAACATGCCCATTATAATAAACAATTTTAAGCTTCATGATTTATCCTTGATACGGGAGATCTGGATGGAAATATCCATAAGCCCAAAATCCAATTGCTCTACCTTTCTTATCTCTGTATTCAATCTCTGCTGGAACATTATCACCAGCGGTCGCCATAACATGCTCTGTCAATTCCCCATATCTAATTTTAACGTAAGCCCGTCGAATATATCTAATCAGCCGTTTTAATTTAGTCATAGTTAACTATACCATTGTTGGTGAACTAAAACCCCATCAACAGTAGCCAATTTTTCATATTTTGGTTTAGGAGATTCACAAAATTTTACCATAGCAGAAAACACAATAACGGCGTCTTCACTACGCCCCTCATTTTGTACCTTTCGCCTAATTCTTTTAGTTTATTGTACATTTTGTCCCCTAATCCCCCATTTCATTATTTATTTCTTCGTAACTGATAATTGGATAACACTTGCCGGTGATGTTTTGTTCTCTGTTTAGCTAATTCCTGAGAAAACACCCGCAAGATTTAGATTGCCACCCCTAAGCCGCCCCAAGACTACCCTCCTATTGTCTTTTTCGGGCATGAACATTGACATAAACATATCGTCACCTATGCGATCGTTCTTTTAATTCTCGTATTTTTCTTTTAGAATCGCTAATTGTAACTTCTCTTCCGCCTCTTTCTTTTCCCTATCTATCTCTACTTTCTTTTTATTAAGGCTTTCCAATTCGAGTTGCCTGCTTTCTACCATTTTTTTAAACTGCTCAATATCAGAAAACGATAAATCAATGCGGTCTTTGACAAAAATTACGTCATTAATCTCAACATTATAACAATTATCGTAACTGCCTAATCCCTCTGCATATGTAGAGACGACTGATTCAAGATAACTGTTCTCTCCAAGCTTTTTGATCAGGTTATCTTTTGCTTTACTAACGGTGTCTCCAGTCACGTAGCTTGAATAAATTATACTAGATGACGCGTAATTGTCGTTGTCTCTATAGGATTGGTACACATCGTAATAAATATGCCACATATCGTCCTCCTATGCTATCATTCGTTTTAGCTCTCTAACTTCATCGTCACCCAGCCCATCTAAATCATGCGTATTATACTCAACATTAAAAACATTTGCAACAAAAGAACTCATTGAACCTTCAAGTTTTTTCTGTGCCCTTCTGCCTGGTTCATCGTTGTCCATGGCCAAATAGGCGGTTTTTAATTTCTTTTGCTTCAAGGCAATGAGCTGCATTTTGGTAAAATTCACCGACAAGAGTGCCACCCCATCAACTCTACAAGCATCCATTACGCCTTCGGTGATTATTACTGATCCACCCTCCTTGATGCTGTCGTAGTTAAAAATTAAGCCAGCACGTTTCACCACGGCTTCGCTGTCTAAGGCGAAAATATAAGGTAGTGCTCTTGGGCTTTCACTTACGTCTCGCCCTATCCAATTTACTAACTTGTTATCCATGTAAACAGGAAAGATGACTCTCCAAGAGGCGCGGCCAAATTCCCCGCTCCACATCACGTCATATTTTTTCTGAATTTCGAGATATGAGTACCTGCGCTTCTTTAAATAATCCTTCGCTATTTGCGGAAGAACAGAAGTAAATGATTTAGGTAAAATTAATTTAGTGTTCTGGTGTTCTTCTTCATTTTCTAATTCTTGAATTTCTTCCAGAATATCAGATGGATTTAATTTATATCTATTGAGGATTTCTTTAGCTTTATGATATGAGCCTTCTGTTTTGACTAAAAAATCTGTTATACTGTGATAGCCACACTTCCAACATGAAAGGAATTGAGTAGGGCTTATCGAAATCCCTAAATGATAAGCATCATCCCCGCACCAAAAACAACTTTTCAACCCAACTAACTTTCCGATATTCTTTCCAGATTTATTCCATTCTATATCTGGATGATCGTTCAAATAAGCCAGTACATCGAAGTCATTATTCATTTCTCGACAATAATACATTTATGAGTTTTAGCACAATCAAGGCAAATCACTACCCAATCACCTAATCTGTCAAGTCCATAACTTTTACCTGTTATAAGTTCTTCTACCGGGATCGGTTCTTTCTGGGTACTAAATTCATAATTCAAATTAGCATCATAAAATGCTTTCCCACCACAAATATCACATAATCTATAATCAGCGTATGCCATTATTCTGCCTCTTTAATTTCATTAGGATATAGTTCTATAATCCAGTCAACGCCTTCTGGCATTACATCAATATAATCACCATCTACATTTTGGACAAACCCATAAATTGGGCGTTTAACATTTTTCAAATGGAATATATCTTTCCTTAAAATTTCGACTTTATCACCGATGTTAAACACTATTCTTCCCTCCTCTGATAATGTTCAGGAACCATACACATCCTAATGCTTTGTTCTTCAGTGAACCCAACACTAATTAGGGCATTGTATTTCGCCATCCAAAGTTTCGCCATATAATTATAATGCTCAATTAACATCGGAAGGTTTTCTTCGGCTTTCTGTAGAGTCTCTTTTAGGTTCATCAATTCGGCATTTTTAACTATTTCTTTAACTTGGTTTAGTTCTTTCATTTTATGTTGCCTCCTCAAAAGATTCTTCACTTTCCATATCACATTCGCCACTGTCAAGTTGATTTGATTCGGCCAATAAAAAGCGAAAACTTTTCAATTTTAGATTCTCAATTCCGTCACCTAATTCAAGCCGAACGACAACACCCTCTTCTGGGACAATCGACCGGCAAAATTGAGAGTCCTGATCGCAAACATAAGTTTCTCTTAATTTGTTAAAAAATTCATCCTTCCATCTGTCTTCAGACCAAGCGCAAATTTCATCGAACCAATCATTCGCTTTCCCATAATAAATTTCGGGGACTGTTTCCTGCCCTAATTCCAATGCTCTATGCTTAACTTGGTGCCAAGGTAACTCTGTTACGACCCCATCAATGTTAATCTGCGTAATCCTGTAAATATAAATCTTGTACTCACATTGCTTACAACTGTAATCGAAATTCTTTTGAATTGGCCTTCCACCTGGGGTAAATCCGCAAATTTCGTAAAAAATATTTTCGCCCTTATGCAGTTTACCCTTGAACTGCTCTCCTGAATGCGTCCAGAGGTCTTCCCCATAAAATCCCGGCCCTGTTATCATTTTACCATTTTTAATTACCCTACGACTTGAGTAAATGTAATCATACTCTGAATCGATGATATTGACCCCAATTTTCTTTAGAATTTTTTCATATAATTTAAGAGGTTTCTTAACCAGAACTCGCCCTGTAATGCCACTACTTCCGTGCATCTTCCAAGTTACTGAAATTAAAGAATCTTTCTTAATCTTGAATATATTCTTGGCTAATTGAGCCGTATCAAAATGATGCGTAAATTGCCCATCAATGAGCCTAGACTCTACAGGTTTCTTCCCTTTCTTTGCTGAAGGATTAGCCGGCTTCCATTTAACTGGAACAATATATTTGCAGCAAATAGGAACACCATTTAACTCTTCAAATTCATCACCAACTTGCACTTCTGGAATTAGTTTGTTAAGTGATTCGAATGTTTTATTAAGAGAAGAAATAGGAATCCAAAATCCCATACTCTTTTCACCTCTTAATTTGAGCGTTCTGATTCTTCTATTCACATCCAGCATCCCTCCTGCTGATTTGCCCTCACTGTCTTTACGCCGGATAAGGTCGTTTGCGGTACAGAAATCTTCCGATAGTTGGCACTCCGGGACGAAATAAAGGCCAACATCACCAATCTGGGTATTAATGGAGACTATTACATTGTTCCCGAAAATCGTACTACAAATTAATTTTTGGGCATCCATGTGGTGTCTGAGATTATCAATTTGAAATACAGTTGCTGCGTAATTACTCATTTGTTCTACTCCAGTTAAGTAATGAAATTAGTTACTATTTAAGGTTGATTCGTTTAAATGCAAAACCAATATCCACAATTATTACACTTTACGCCACTCCATAAGGTAGTCAATATCCCTCCACATTCTGGGCAACTGCCGCCATCCTCTTCTTGCTCCACCACATCATCTTCCGTTCCCATCATCTAATCTCCTTACACCGCTTATAAAGACATTCAATTTCTTTAATACTAAGATTGCCTTTTCTTCCATTAATATCCACAGTGCAGGCACAGACATTGCCTTTGACGTAACCTTTAGAATTATCGATCCTGTCGATTGAGCGATTGTTGTTGCTTAATTCTTTTCTGGTATAATGGCAACGTTTTGCTTTCATTAAATTTTTGACTGAGGTTAAAGATAAATTGAATTCGATATTTCTACTTTTGGCAGATTGTTTTAAGGCGATAAACTTGTAAGCAACATCTATATCTTTTATCATATAATTCACACTGTGTCAATTTAACTATACAGTTGAAGATTTAAGCGACTTTCACGCTCTATGGTAGTCAGGTATACCCGGCACCTTAAATCACGCTTAGAAACGGCTACGCTTAGTGAATTTAACATGTTCTGTATTTATTCACTATCTCTTCCAATTCGTTGATGATTAGTTCGGTTTGATTCTGGATTACAACGCAATCACCTAATGACCCAAAATGCTCCTCTAAACAATCGATTAGCAGTTGCTTAATTACTTTCTCATCTGGTTTGACTCGCAATGTGCTATTTAGATAGACCTTTTCGAGTTCCTGTTCTCTTGACATAAAATATTTTTCTATATCATCAGGTTCCCATTCTCCCCGTCTAATAGCTTTCAATTTTTCTTTAGATCTCTGAAGATCTAAATCATGCTCAATTAATATTTGTTCCGCTTGAGATAAGAGCCGGACTAAGTGGTACAGATATTTTGTGTCCATCCCATTCGCTTGAACATCTTTGTACCTTTTACTTCCCGGTAATGGATTTTTATTCTTCATCTTATGCATTTGCGAAAAAGCGTAAGATTTCATCTTATTCCAGCACCGTTTGCTTAGAAATTGATTCCTATTCTCTCTAACCATCTCTCCCACTTTAGTAGAATGAGTAATCAGATTTCTGGGGGTATGAATCATTTCGAGAAAATTCGGATTATTTTCCATACACAGTTGAAAGAATTTTACAATAGAAAAGATTGAAAAGTCATACTCTTTGCCTGTCTCTTTATCTATGACGTGGTGGCATTGAAATTGCTCAAACCTTTGAATTTGATCTCCAAACCCTAAAATTTCACCTTTAAGATGTGGGAAAATCATATCTTTGTTCGGGATACAAAATCCATAAATATCTAGATCGGAATCAGTGTTGGCTACTCCATAAGCAGCAGACCCCATAATACATTCATATTGTAATTGATCAACCACAAATTTCTGGTTGATAGTAATAAGCCCTTTATCTTTTACCTTCTTAAGATATGACATTTCCTTTCACCAATTCCAATAATATTTCTCTGTTATTCAATTCAGGGTTGTTCAATACGGCTTCGAACAACCCCTTCAGAATCACCCCTACCCGCTTACCCGGTGGAATTCCAAGAACCTGCATCACATCAGCCCCATTGATCGCCAGATCCTTCACTGAAAAAGTAGGCTTTTCACAATTAATCTCAGCTTGGAACAGACGTATCATAACCTTTATTTCTTGGATTGTAAAGGGATTTTTCTTTAGATTCGCTTTACGGTCAGCAATTTTTAACCTCAAATAATCCTTGTAGTTGATATCGTTTTCATAAAATTTAGAAATCAATCGCCTCATTGCTTTAGGCGAAATATCCCTTAAGCTCCTCATGTGAAATTCTATTAGGTTAGAAATATATTTAATTTCTTCATTACTAAATTTGAGTCTTTTTAATTCTTCCTTTACAATATCAGATCCTATTTTCTCGTGAGCATGAAAAGTAATCTCATCGTACTCGTCATATTCAGAAGACTGATATTTTCCAATGTCGTGGAGATAAGCGGCCAGCTTAAGTAGCGGAAATTTAGGATGAATTGCATCACCAGCAATCATACTGTGGGCAAAGACTGATTCATTATGATATTGTCCACCATCCAAACCATAACAGGAATCAAGATCCTTTAAGACAAATTCTAAAATCCCAATATAAGCCATTGAACCAAAGAATAATGACGCCTTCTTTGTATTCATTGCTTTCATAATTTCGGTTCTGATTCTTTCAGGGGCTATCGTCTTAGCTAACCGTCCATTTGTATCTAAAGCATAACTTGTTTCGTCATCAAATGTTCCACCAATTTTAGCAAGGAAACGACAGGCTCTTAGTATCCGGCAAGGGTCTTCCTTAATCCGGTTTTCTGGATTCCCTGTAAATTTAATTATTTTATTTTTTAAATCAGAAAGGCCATCAAATGGATCAATAATATCGCCGCTAACTGGGCAAAGGGCAATGCTATTGATAGTAAGGTCACGGCGGGAAAGGTCTTCTTCAATAGTTAACGCAGGGGTACAGCCGATTAATTCTCCGTTGTGATAACAGTCCGTCCTGTAGCTGGAGACTTCAATTCCCTCAATTATCAAGACGTTGAACGATTCCCCAACTAAATCTACCTTATAGTCAGGGAATAAAGGGATGATTTGATTAACTCCAGCCTCCGTCACTATGTCAAAATCGTTGGGCGTTTCACCAGAAAGAAGGTCACGTACTGCTCCACCGACAATATGGACAGAATAATTGGCATTGCAAAGTGTTTTGATTATTTTGTTGTGCATCGGTACGCCTAAAGTTACGGATTGTGTTACTTAGTGTTGATCTTCTCTGTATACAATTTAATCCTACTGAATATTTCTTGGATAAAAGTCTTAGCCCACCCTGGGATATAAATTTTATGCTTATTCAACTCATAATACTCTTCTGCTGTATCGCCGAATTTCATTCCCATGGCCATCCAATCAATTACCATACAGACACAATGACAGGCTTGCTCATTGGGAAATTTTTCTTTTATCCCTATCCAACTTTCCCAATGGTGAGGGTTATGAGTTAAATGGTGCGCCCAAGCATTCTTAAAATTAGATGTTTCCTTTTCGCCTACCGGATAAAAATTCTGTTGGTAAGGAATAAATTCCTTAAATGACAATTTACTTATATCATGCCGTTGCACCATTGCATCAATAGTCCAATACAAATGGTCGTCACCGTCAATCTGTCCTAATTTACGTAAATGCTCTTCGGGGTTAAAGTTGGCCATCTCGATCAGCATCTGGAATTTCGGGAGCAAATATTTATCCCTAACTCTCTCCACCACACAGCACGTCCCATTGTGTAGCTCTTCCCATCGGCGGCAGAAATTCCCGTACAGGGATAGTGCCTTATGAAAACGATAGAGGTTCATGGCAAAATCGCAGTTGTCAGACCAGCGAAAGTGCCAGAACTTGTCAAGCCCAGCCTCGTCCAAAGCGAGAAATTCAGTTTGGGAATTGGTGAAAATCCCGTCTATGACTGCTCGTATTGAATCAGGACTTGGCATAACAAGCGGGTCAACATTGACCGCTTGCCCTGTGGCGTTATCAAGTTCATTCATGGCTAATTTCTCCTTTCTTCGTGCCGCGTCTTTCCAGGGCAAGCGGCAAGTTACCCTTGGCGTTGGGCTATAACTGACCAAACAACCAATGTGTAATATATCCAAAATGGGAAAGGATAATCAAACGGTGCAATTCCTAAAGTTCCTTGTATTCCACGACAAAGCATTTCATAAAATAATGGGATATTCATTCCTGCCGTTAGCAGGATTGGGAATAGGCATTTGGACGGCATTTGATCCCTCAAACTTTGTAGCAACAGGAGCCATAGACCCTGCATCAAAATACAAAATACGGGTACTCCTATCTGAAATCCTCTCTCTATTATCGTTAATTGCATTGCTTGTCCTCACTATGTTTTCCAGGAAAAGGCATCTGGTGATACTAAACCCAAAAGAAGTTAAATTAGAGATATTCATATTTTACAATTCTAAAATAAACAGATTGCCTATGACACTTCACCCAGATTGGTCATGGGATATAATTTTTAATATATTTCTATCTGCATTTAGAGAAAACCCAACCAAGAAAGATGCAATCTTTTACCCAAAAGATAAAGGATCATACAAATTAATCGACTTGAACTCTGAGAAGTGGATTAACCATCCTTCAATTGCTAAACAGCTATCTACGGATAAAATTGTTATTATCCATAGTTCAGAACTATCAAAAATAGAAAATTATGACGACGAAACTAAGCAGAAATACATTTCAAAAGTAGTTAAAGAACTTTGCAAAATACAATAGCAATATACGCAGACAGTCCAACAAAATGCTACAGCCGACCGCGAGAAGCACCGGGTTAAATTCAAGCTCACTGGCGCGGTCGGCTGAGTTTAGCGTTAAGCATCGTGATCGACGCCTTCACAGCCATCTTCCACAGCGTTGATTATTGCTTGGTCAATCATGCCAGTCAGTAGCGTTGAGCCGTCTTCTGCTTCATCAAGCAGCATCCGGCGCACTTCTTTGGCAAACAGGGCTTCGTCAGTAACTTTAACGGTTGGCACATCGGTGCCGCTCTCTCCATCCCAAAACTCTTCGCAGTTTGCGGCGGCAAAAGCAAGAGTACTGATCCCAATTTTCACCACCAAACATCCGTCTTCAATCGTGCAGATCAATGGCGTTTCCATCTCAATTCTCCTGTTTAAAATGCTTAACAATACGTTTCAGCGGCGGCTCCGCTGAACTTTGCGTTACCTTGCCAGGGGAATCTTGTAGTAAGCCCGGCAGGCTTCCTCAATCAGCGTCGCCCTGCTTTCCGGGCGGCTATCCATCCAGGTCAAAAGATCCGGCGGCAGCAAAACAGACACGCCCACCTTTTTCTTTTCTTCTGGCAATTCTGGCCGACCCGCCCCATTGGGGCCACCGCGCTGGGGGATATTTTTTATTGACCCGGCGTTACCGACCACCCGTATTCCGCTGGCCAACTCGATCAGGCAGCCCTTAAACAGGCCGTCATCACCAACATACTCACCAAGCGACTTGGCCCCAATGGGGAGCGGTGAGGCTCCCCAGTAGATGTTCTTTGCTTTTTCTGGGGTCATCATTACGCCACCCCATACCCGGCAAAAGCTTCCTCGACCTTTGCCAACATATCAAGAGCCTGTTGCGTGGCCCGGCCTTCCGCCTTGGCCTTTTCGGCCATGCTTTGCAGGCGGCGGAGTGTTCCGGTGACGCTGGCGGTCAGCTCAACCCCGCCTTGCGGTAAACCACTTTCGGTCAGCCCAAGGGGGTTGCTACGGTTAATGATCACTGCCAATTTTGCATTGAGTTCAATTGCCTGGGTGGTGGTGATTGTGTTCATTTTGTTTCTCCTCGGTTGTGGGCTCTTGCCCTTTTATTGATTTAATCATATCACTTTATCAACCGGGTGTAAACAGAAAAACAATATTGGTTAATCTTTTTTTAAGGCTGGCCAGGGTAACAAATCAATCAACTCGGACGGCTACCGCCGCCCGTTATTTCTGGCGTTATGCCGCTGTATCTGCATGTTGGTCGTCCCAGATAAAATTCATATCTTCGCATGATTCTTTAATAATTCCCCATGACCTTTTAACATTCAACAAATGTTCTTCTACATAATCACAGTATTTACGGATTTTATCAATATGTTTTATCCCTTCCATCACCGTTTCTCCCATGTCATTTTACTATATTGATTGCTATAAACCAAATTAGGGATTTTGTACTTATCAATCATCCACGAACAGATTTTACACGGTTTAGCCATCGCTAATTCCCCATCAGCATACAATCTAACAACTATCAGTGTATGAATTTTCTGCCGCGATCTTAGGATGCAGCTCATCTCCGCATGAAGATATTCGCTATGCGGCTTCCCATTCCGCTGTGCGATTTTCTTCTGAACTGGATGCGTTTGGAATTTTTGATTAATCCCAGTTGAAATAATCCGCCCCTTCTTATCCAGCCCTACCGCCGCAAGCCTGAACTTGTTTGGGTTATCTCTGGCAATGGAAATTGCGGCTTGGATTTGGGACTGGATTTTTTTCATGTTGCTAAATGTCTCAAGACATGTCAATGGTTATTTCAAATGGATTGCTAAATGCAAGCTATTAATAAAATCTGCGTCAGGTTCTGAAATAGATGTAAATTTTATCCCAACAGAAGATATATGGTCAACTTCTTCCATCCACACAACTTTTGCTTTGCAAAAAATCTTCCTTGTCCCTATAACAAGAGAAATTCTTAATATATCAGAAATAACAAAACAAGCATCTTTAATCAAAATCTTTATGCCCGTAGGGGAAATATTCTGTATTTCTCCATTACATTCTTTTCCTGTAATTAAATTATGTATACCAACACAGACAATCTTTTCTTTCGCAAACAAAACCGAAACAAGGTTGTAAGATGAAATTCTTTCTTGCCTTCGAAAAGATGTTTTCTTATTTAAATCAGTAAAATCTTCCATAGTTAATCCCCAATTTTCGATATCATCCCAACTTTCGTTCATTATATTGCCTGATTATGCCAGCCAAAGTTTTTTGATTTTCATTTCTAACTTTTTAATTAATTCATTTTTAATTACATAGCTACTTATTCCTGTCTCTTCGACATGGACGCCAGTTGGGATATGAAACATCCTTATTGTGATTTTAGGAGACGAACTTGTGTAGGTTTCTATTCTTATGTCTTCCGTTTTCATAAATCACCTATTTATTATTCTAATCCAACATCCATTATATAATACATCTGCACCTCGACCATCCAGTCCTTTAGTGGTTTCCGGTCATATTCATTTTTTGAGTCCATACACTTCCACCAGAAATTACTATAACGGGTTGAGTAACAAAGTCCAATCGGCATTTTGTTCCTTTAGTGTTAAATCTATTAGATTAAGATTTTATTAAGTTAAGTCTATCTTTATGTTCTCTAACTACCTTCTTCAATTCGGACTTGTCCTCTTTGAGTCTATTTATTAAATTTATTAAATTTATTGAAGTTGCTATCGTTTTAATAATACTTTTATCTTCAATAATAGTGTGAATTTGGATTAAAATCGTAATTGTCAAAATTGCAGCAGTATAATTACCGTTCAATGCACAAAAGACACCTACGGTGCAAGCAATTGTAATCAGTGAAATAGTTAAATGGTCTTCTTTCTTAATCTTCTTCATTCTGGCTTCCTATCATAGTGAAATGGGCATTGATATGATTTATGACTATTCAACTTTTTCATGCTATCTCTACAGGTAGCTAAAAGCAATAATAATTGATAAGCCTATAATTAGAAGTAACGTAATTTTTAAGCAGTTATAATCGCCATCCATAGTTACCCTCTACCTATTAAAGAAATAATCAGCAATATTCATTCCAAAGAATCCAGAACATAATCCAAGAGGTTGATTTAATTTTCAATACATTTTCTACAAGGAAACAACCAAATATCCAAATTGCTATAAAAGTTAGAAAATTTAATAAATATAATGTGGTAATTTTCATTATCTATCCTCTATATAGTATTTCTTTACATCATTCCAGATTTCGTTTTCTGGTGGTGTCCAACCAAGTTTAATCAGTGCTTCTCGGAATTGTTGTTCTTTAGTGTCCGATACTTGTTTAACTAAAACTCTTCTGATGTCGTTCTCAATGCTGAATGTTTCTTGATAAATTTTACCGTCTGCTGATGGTGTAGTTACGATTTCAAATCCGTTTGAGATTTTCATTTCAGCTCTTCCATAGCTTACATGTTGGCCCTTCTATATAGTAGGTATTCTTTCCATCCCATTCTGAACAACCTACATACCCTTTCTTAAAATGAACACACTGAGTATAACAATTCCATTCATTTTGACGAACTGCGCAAGGTTTAGAAGTCATTGAAATAGTTAAATCTTCGAGTCGCTTATTTTTGTTATCTAATTCTAATTCCCTTAGCTTTTCTTTTTCTTCTATAATCAATTTCTTAATTTCTTTTCTATTTTGAATAATCTTTTCTATCCATTCAAACATTACTTCTCCTTATTCTACATGATGTTCCCGTTGAAGTTCAATTCTCTGGCGGTTAAGCTGTCTAATGGTATCGATTACGCCACTGGCGTAAAATACTTCCGCTTGAGTATAATTGGTGTTATACTCACGATTGATAATATTAGCTTTGTGCATAGCACCGATATAACCCCAACCCTGAATGGCGAATACAACAGCCGCAAGGCCAGCACCGCAAGCAAGCAAAAGGCCGGAAAGCAGAAAGAGCGTTGAAAATTCATCATCCCCTTTAAACATTAAAAACCCAGAAATAACAGTCGCTACAATAATTGCTACAAGAATCATCCACATTTTGCTCTCCTTAGTTTTGTTTAATCAACTTCTTTCAGTTAATATATCAAATATATTAGTTGGGGTCAAGGGTTAATCTGAATCATATTCTCCGACCCATTCGGAATTGAGGAACGGTTGGCCGAGTGCCAGGTTTTGGAAGAGGAGAACTTGTTTATGCGGGTCAGCCTCTCCATCGCGGTTATAAATGTTTGATACTCTAAGCAATCCATTCGTTTTTTCTATTGGTGTCGAAACGAGAGCACAGAAGGAATCTACGTGGGCGGCCTTTGAAAATGCCTCGGCTATGACACTCCCATCAATATTCTTTTGTTGTGAACCAGTTCTATTTGTTTGGCTTGCAGTAGCTACAAAGATATTTCTCTCTGTAGCGATACGCCCCAGGTTTTTCCATATTTCATCCAAGGCAAAACGATTTTCGCTTCTTGAATCAATAGGTTTTAGAATATCTGCATAGTCTACTATAAGAACGTCTGGGTAGAACCCCTCAGAATAAGCTAAGAAGTCGAGATCATTGATAATATCCTGTACCGTCGCGGAAAATTTCGGGTAGCTTTTCAACCGGTAAGTATCTCTTCCATACATTAAATTTAATGATTTGGTCGCTTTTACTGCCCTATCTAAAGTTAGTGCTGGTCTTTCTATTTCTTCATACCAAATAGCCAATTTAAAATCTTTATTGTTTTTAGTGTCTTTACATGCCGTACAAGTGGTATAACCAATTGGAGCGTCAGAAAATGGTACGATATCGCCAACATTATTAATTACTTTAATTTTATTAACACGCTCTCTTTTCTGACAAACTCCGATCTGATTTGCCTTACAGTCTGAAATTGGAATAGTATACTTACCTGCTTCTTCAGAACATCCTGTCATTCTTTTTAGAGTTCGATAATGCAATTTAGTTGCCGACATTTCACAATTACATTCAAAAACTTTTAATCTTTCCATTCGAGCTAAAAATCCGAGGTTGTTCAAAAAAAATGTCTTGCCCGTTTTTGGCGGCGCTAAAACTGAAAAGAGTCTCCCCCGCTCCGGGCGCACCAATTCCCCTAATGGCCCAGGAATTGTGAAAAGAAAATCAGTTTTTCTATTAGACATTGTTTGAATAACAAAATCTTCGTCATCTGGATTAATACAACCGGATGTTTTAACACTGATATTCTTATGCTTAATTAATTCCTGCTCTGCTTCTTGAACTTGATCCAATTTCACAAAACTTGAAATTCTTTCACTTAATCGAAGGTATGATTGTTTCTTGATATAAGCAAGTGCCTCGTTGATATAAAATTGAGAATTTTTATTTTCTTTTTTACTAACGTATTGGTCAGATAATTCAATCAATAAATCTTGGATTATTTCTGCATCTTCAGATGAAATATTCCTTGAATTTACTCTAAAAACGTCCTGAATCTGGTCGTTCGGGGCTTGGCCAAAAGATTCATGGTAGTTTTTTATCCATACCAGCAAAATTTTTAGATGAGATATTTCAAAATGCTCTGGCTTTGCTATCCCAACAATAGCACTACATACACTATCATCTATAATCATCTGAGTGATTATGTTTTTTTCTATTGACTTTTCTATTTCACTTTTTTTTATTCTAATACTTGACATAAATCTCCTATTCCTTGCATTTATTTCTATGAGCTAGTGCACCTGTACTACACTCGCCCTTATGCAACTTGTCGTGGCATTTCTGGCATACAACAATCCCATTGTCAGGGTCAAGCCCAAATATCCATTCTACTGATTTCGGGATTACATGATGTGCGTGGTACGGCCCTTCTTTATCATCTTCACAATCGCCTAGTTCACAGAAGTTGTGACCGTATTCTAAAAATTGACGATGTTTTACCTCATCAGCAAAAACTTTAAGTTCTCCAGATGTAAAATTCTGAATTACACTTTTAAATGGGTCAGAACGCAAATTAAATAATGGGCAGCTATGCTTACATTCATCAAAACAATACAAATAATGTTGTTCAAACCTATTCGGTTTTTCTAATGCATTAATCCTTGATTTTAATTTGGGTGGTGAAGGCTTAAGCCATTTATCGCCCCATTTAAATTAACTTTTTCAATATAGGCTTCAATACAACAGGAGGGATAAAATCCCCGAACAAATACAATTCAGCCGAATCTTTGTCTGCCTGATTCGGCTGAATTGTATTTGCTAAAAATTGGCTAAGGTTAAAATTGTCACACCTTGATTCTGCTTCTTGGATCGCATTCAATATAAGCCAGTTGTCGATTCTCTTTAAGGTGTTAATAGCTTTTCTGTTTGAGGCGCAGTCAATTTTAGGGAAGGGAGTAGTTTCTCTCCCTGTTGAAGTATAGACTATTTCGCCTGCTTCTAATTTCATTCCTATTTCACCACGTTCCATATTCTAAAACACCCACATCATCGCAATGAAAACCGTCCACCCTAACGCCATAATAATGAAGTTAATCGAAGGGACTTTTACTTTAAGGAAAATCCTAGAAACATTCACAAAAGTGAACCAAATTCCAATGAACAAACCTATTGCCGTTATAATATTTTGTGCCATAAATTCTCCTTTAACTCTTATAGAAAATATGCTTCCCAATCTTAATAATCGGATCACCGTATTTAGCCCAACTCTTTTCTTCTTAAACCTACTTTAGCAGGACTATTTTAGTTTCTTTCCGCCCTATTTCTTTCGCTTCTTCCACTGACGATACTAAAATATCAATCGTATTTTCGCAGACCTTAGAAGTTAATGATTCTACTTTTCTGATCCCATAACCTTCAATATACACTTTTTTTCCAAGCATATGCATATTGTCAGGTGATACAGCTACAGTCCAACCTGATTTGGGCTTTGTCATTAAAGAAGTATTTTTGGTATTCCCTCCACATTCATTACTTGATAAAGTAAACGCGGTGACTGTCATTGTTAATACTGATATTTTACTTTGGTTTTTAAGATTTTCTATCTCCTCATTTAAATAATCCATCTTTACTTTGATAAAACAAGACAGAATTAAAGTATATAAACAAACCAAAAAAATAACCAACATTTTATTCATCAATTGTCATTATTTATTAAAGTTTTACGAATTTATACCGATAAGGTACTATAACAACTAATTCAACACAAGTCAATAATAATATGATCAGAGTTTCCAAACACACCCTTAAATTCGCAAATAAACACAAGCTTGATGTCCTCGAAAGGATTTATGAGGATTTCAAGAGCTGTGTAATTTTGTATATTGATTTAATTCTTAAGGGTGATCTCCCTCTGAAGACAAATGTATCTTGTAAATTACTCCCGAACAATGTTATATGCCACGCTGACTGGAAAGGGATAGCTTACAGAACAGCTTCTGGCATCGTTCGGTCAAATCTTAAACACACTAAAAATAAAACATTTAAACGATACCAGAAATTATATGCTAAATGTAAAGAGCAGAATATTCATAAACCATTCTTGAATAAGAAATATTCAGAATTAAGTATCAACTACTTAAAACGTATTAAAATTGATATAAAAACCGTTTCAATAAATTTAAGCTCCCACTTATTTAATATCAAAGAAAGTAATTTATTCGACTCGTTTATCAGAATATATACTCCTTATAAAATTGAAGGGTTTGAAAGAAAATACCTCAATATCAACGTCCCTATCAAACAACATAAACACAGCTTAAAATTCAAAGATTGGACACGCAAAAATACAATCCAATTAAATAAAATTAATGGCAACTTTTATATTACGTTAATTTATGAAAAAGAAAAATGTCAAGTTAAACAACAAGGTAAATCCATTGGCCTTGATTGTGGTTACAATAAATTAATTTCAGATTCTAATGGCGTTCATTATGGGGAAGAGCTTAAACAGGTTTATATCAAATTAGCCAACAAGCGGAGAGGTTCAAAAAGCCATAAACGATTATTACAATACAAAAAGAATCTCACTAATCAAATAGTAAATTCAATTAATCTTGACCCATACAGTCTCGTCGTGGTAGAAGATCTCAAAAACGTAAAACATAAGTCAAAGTTCTCAACCAAATTCAATAATAAACTTCAATATTGGTCTTACAAACAGGTTCTGGCGAAGCTGGCTTTACGGTCTGAAGAGGAAGGTTTCTTTCTTCTATCCGTCGATCCAGCATATACATCCCAGACCTGTTCAGGTTGTGGCATCATTGATAAGTCGAACCGTCGTGGTGAAACTTATCAATGTACGTCTTGTGGGTTGTTAATTGACGCCGATACAAATGGCGCAATTAATATTCACAATAGAGGCATTTATAGTTCCTTTAACGAACAAAGTGAATCATATCAATGATTTATGACTATTAAAAGTCAAGGTTATCGAGTTCATTGGTAAGAGATTGTACTTGATCTTTAAGTTTATCGGCTTTTCTTTCTGCTTGGATAAATCCGATTGTAATTATAACATAAAAAATGATCCCGAAAATTAGTAATTCTTTATTCTTATTCATATAAAAAACCACATTCTTTTGACCCCACTTTTTTCCACATTATCACATTTCTGCCGCTTACTTCGACCTTCCAAAAGCAAATAACATCATGAGTTTTGGTTCCCTTAGGGATAAATGATTCATCAACGATTATAGCTTGACAGTCAAGCAACTTAGCCGCTTGAAATTCTGAAGCCTTAACATCTCTACTGAGCCATAGTAGTGATATTAGAATCACAAACCACAATGCTACTATGAAGGTCAACCACATTGTTCTTGATTTCATTTTGTTCTCCTTCTTCAAAGTAAGGTTCGTAATTCTCGAAAATTTCTTTAATTTGATTAATTGTATAATTTCTCGATACCAATTCATGACCAGTATCGAGATAATTTTTTAAGTACTTTAGACTAAAAGCAATAATATCTGATTCATGATAGCGATCTTCTTCGAGATTTTCCAGAACTGGATAGATGTTATTCATCTTCTGGGTCTCCGATTCTCAAAAATTCTCCGAGTTTCTTCTGGAGGCAATATTGGCAAATATTTCCTCTAACGAAAGAACCGTCACCGAAAATTGAACTATAACCACCAATAAAATCAATATGGAGGAATTCTTGAATTTCCATATCATATGAGTCTGTGTGTTTATATTCTGTTTTGCAAATATCACAAGTAACTGATTCGATATACTGCATTGGCTTATTTATTGTTATGTAATTAATCATTATTTATTCCACCCCAAATTAAAGAGGATTTATCTTTAACAAACAATCCTTTGCCGGTAAAAAATTTATTAGGGATAAGAATTCCACCATTATCACCATACAAACAATCCTTCTTATTATGCATTTTACAACAGGAATAGTTCTGAATGTGTTCTACATCAAAATACCTCCTTGCCCGCTCCATAAACATTTCCATTTCGCTTTTCAAGGAAGAAGGAAAATTAGGAACAATCGTGCTGGAGTATTCCTTCCACTTTTGATTATACTCAAGGTGCTCAGTATAGAGATCAGAGTTTCTCGCTCTACTCAGGGCAAGTTTCTTAGCTTTCTCTTTGCTGAAGGGAATGACCTCCTCCTTTGAGTGAAACATACTCCACCCGATTTTTACTTCATCATTGATCTTTACCGCAATCAGGCAAGCGATTGGTGTATTGTCCTTCTTGCGAATGTATTTAATAATAATGTTGTTCATTGTCTTATCTTGTGGATCTGCATATGACATATTAGGACTTCCGAATATTACATCAAAAAAACTACTTCCAAATACGTTAGCACTATCATTGAAATCTCGGTCTTTCTGGGTCATTTTAGTTCTCCTTAATTTTATTTGAGATAGTATCGAATGCTTTAATGAGAGGAATACAAACATTGCCATCGCAAGCCATAGATGCACTTGCTCCATTAATTCTAGTCGCTACCCAACAGCTCATAGTATCCTTAAGTGAATGACTCAACAATTCTTCGAGCTGTTTCATTTCGTTCTCTTCCATGTATGACCCTTTCATATTATCTCCTTATAGACCGTCACATTCTTCATGGACAAATACAGAAAAAGTTTCGCCACTATTTGTATCATTAATCTCAAATGATCCAGAATTAATGTATCTTGATTTTTCTGCAAGATTCTGAATAATCATTAACGCTTCATCCCGATCTAAATAAATGAAAGTTTCTTCAGATCTCTTCCCGTCGAATTTCCCAACATAATTCTCATATTGCCTCCCTGTATTCTAACATTGGCAAACTTGATCCTTCCAAAACATAATTAGTCTTAAAATACATCTTAGCTTCTTCCTCCGGGATATTTAATTCTTCTGAAGCTTCGGAACTACTTCTGAGCCAGCCTTTTAATCGCCCGAATTCGACGTTAAGATTTCTCAGAAATTTCTGATTGAACTTAATATGCAAATTGCCATTCATGTATACTCTAACTGACATTAGTATTTCACCATCATTCATCAAGAAAATTTGCTCTTTTCCCGGCTCCCATTGTTTCTGATCTGACTTTTCTGATGAGGTTGTGAGAAAGGACAAATTGTGGGCGATGGTCAAAATATCATTCAGCCTTGAATTCACACTATTGTGAATGCCATTTTCATATTCATAACGCCCATAAGAGGATGGGTTAAAAGTATTATGACAAGAAATTACACATCTATAATCCAATCCAAAATTCTTTATCTTTCCTTCCCTCATCTCCTCCCTGAACCGCCACTTATCTTTTCCCCATGTACTCTGATTCGATTTATACAGAACCAAATTAGCCTTATCGGACAAATCCATAAAAACATCAATTAATTGAGAATCGAAATAGCTATTAGCATTTTTGATCGCCCAGATGACAACACTATAAATATTTGACTCCTGAAAGTCAACACTTATATTATCCGTTAGTGTTTTTAGCAATTTTTCTCTGCTTTTCTTTGTTAGCCTATCGGTGATTGTATTGAGATTTTTAAATAGTTCCCGCCAATACTTTTCCTTTAAGCCAATAATCCTCCTTTGCAGTAAATTTACGACTGATTTAAAATCAATTTGGAGTTCATTGAATATAGATTGATCTAATTCGGAGATTGCTTTGAAATTTAACTGGAGCTTTAAAAGGTCATCATCGTAAAGCTCAACCAATACAGATATAATTCCTCTACCCGGAACGAGTTCATTAATCTTCCGTGAAAAGTCTTTTTCTCCCGTTTTATCTTCTTTTCTAGTATTGATTGGGAAGGCTGCTTCTACCCATAAGCGAAACGGATCTACATCGGGACTGCCCTTTTCATTATAGTAACTTGATTTTGTTAATGATATCTCTATAATGTCAACATTGCACCGTGCCGCTCGTTCTGCATCCAGAAAATCAGTATTGCCGATGATCTCGAATTTTGCTTCCCTGTCTTTGATAGCCGACAGAATTACTGGTTGATTCTTCCAGCGATCAGGAATAACAAGGAAGATTTTAGAGGAATTAGCTTCATTGATGATTTTAATTGCCCATTCCTTGTACTCTGAATAAGGAGGATTGCAGAATACAATATCAACTTTCTTGTCGATTAGAACATTTTGATGGAAATCACACCCGACAATGAAAATATCTTTAGGCATTTCACAAACAAGAATTTCACTTTTCTCGATGGCGTATTTCTTACCTTCAGTTAGTTTAGATAAAGTTGCTCCATTACCAGCACCGCAATCAAGAATTGATTTGTATTCTGAACCGAGTCTTGATTTGATTAGATTAATGATTTTATCGGTAGTCGGGTAAAAAGAAAAATCTTCTCCTCCCTCTTTCAATATCTTGACCAATTTAGCTATTTTCGTCATTTCCATCCTCATAATATTTCCAATGGAACCCACCTGTTGTATTTTGCCTTCCGGTGCAACATTGAGAGATGTATTTATGATTTGTTCCTGTCTTTTCTTGGGCCTCTAACTGTGAATTAAAAACTTCTTTAGTTTCGACACATATAATTTTTTTAAAGTGAGATCTTCTGATATTCCTTTATTAGAGAGACTCATCTTATTTTTTGTTTCATCTGAATGCTTTTTCCCGGACATATTTTTGTTTCCTATCTTTGAGAGCCTAATTTTTTCTCTGGATTCAGGAGTGAATATTTTATCATAGTAAAGATGATTCGTCCCTGTTTTACTCTCGCTTACCTTTCTTTTAGTTTCTTCAGAATGGAATCCTTTGTTCCCACCTCCTTGCCTAATATTCCATCCAATACTAGGGAGTGGCCTATAATGTAATTCAATTTCGTTAGCTTCTTCTATCGTTAATCCATCTTTTAATATATCTGTGTGTATATTTAATTCGCCATGTTTATTTATTATATTATAGAAGTATAAACTCCTTTTATAATTAGTCAAAAGACCACCAGCAAATCTCGACCCATATTTTGATACTATTGCTGTCCCGATATAACCTTCATTAAATGGGTCATTATGTGATTCAAAATGATGCCAGTAAACAACATATTCTGGGCTACTATTAATTAGCAATAATGTTCTTGACTTGTTAAATCCTACTAACTCTTTTATCTCTTCTTCCGTTTTGTCTCTATAGTATAACCTCTTCCCCACTATTCCTCCCGCATAGATTTTTGCTAATTTCTCAATTGATTCAGGGACAGGACTTTCATTTCTGAAATAGCGGTGCATAGTACGTCCCTTGATTCCAAGCTGCTTTGCCATTCATAGCATAAGTTTTAAAATCAATCCCATCTTTAATATCTGCTGTATATCCTATTTTCATTCTTGCCCCTTCTCCAGATGCCCGAATTTACAATTACAGGCGTTCGCCACGCCACGATTAGAAATTTTTAATACCTGACTATAGTAGAGTCTGAAAGTCGCTTAAATTACGTATTCAAAACAATCAAATAATTCTTCTTTCACTCTGATATCT